GATGACGCAGATCGGCGGGAAGTTATAGCCGGTTCCCGCGGTCGTAGTCCCCGTCAAGGTAGAAACCGTCAGTGATACCGCCCCACCCACCACTGGAACCCACTTGGAGGCTCCCGCCGAGGGAGTGACAGTCACGCCAGTCGCGGTGGAACCGATGCCGTTGGTGTAGGGGTTAGTCGCCCCGCCAGTCGTGATGACAGCGCCGATGGCGCAGCCGGTCATGTTGGCCAGTCTGAAGTTGGAACCGTCCGAAATGACGTAATCCGCCCTGGTCGCGGCGGTTGGTTTGGTTCGCCAGAGACCGACAACACCGCTAGGGGAGACCTGGCCGGATACGCCTGCCGTCAAAGACGAACCTGCGGTAAGCGGATCGAGCCATTGCAAGAAGGTGTAAGGACCTGGGGTGATCCACCATGTACCCGCGGGGATCATCCAGACCTCGCCAGCCGCCAGATTGACCACGTTGGTAAAGCCGGATTGGAAGCCGGCAACGAACGGGGCAGAACCAAAGGCCTGGGCGTTGTTTACCAGGCCAGGATTCGGAAGGGGCAAGTTTCCAGTTTGCCCGCCTAAACGAGGAACAGACATTAGAAGGAACCTCCGGTAAGGGTCGTACAGCGGGCCCCGGAGTTGGGTTTGCTGCACACCACGTCAAAAGCCACGATGACCACCCCGATATTGGCGATCTGCAGGTTCGGAATAGCCGAATAGAACCCGGAGAAGGCGAACGGCGCATCCTCTGACATATACAGAGCAAGGTAGCGGGAGTTGATGATATACGCAGTTCCCTTCGGGCAGAACGGATCCATAAAGACCGGAGTGGCGCCGAGCATGATGCCGCGGAATCCCGAGTTCACCACGTCATCAGTGCCGTATCGTAGCCCGGGTTGAGTATTAAAGATTTCGTTCGAGGCGCCCATGTAGTCGATCATGAGTTTGGTCCAGTCGCCCGGATACATAACCATGAAATCCGGGGCCTCGCCGCCGGCCAGGTAGGTCGTCTGTACCAGGAACGGGATCAAGTTGGCGCGGTTGATTGCGGTCGAGGTGGACAACAGCGTCGATTTCCAGAATGCGTTACCCGCCGCGGCGCGGTTGATGCCGCCGTAGGTGCCGACGTTGGTGCCGTCGTCATAGGCCTGGAACAGGCTATCCACCTGGGTGGGCTGCGCCTGGTTGTTGGTGAACAAAGCCGAGGAGATGGCTTGCACTGCCACCGTTTTGGCGTCCGCCATTCGGGCTTTGAGGATGGGGATAACTGCCTCGGAACTCTGAATGAGGGCTTCCATTCCCATGAACGGGATTGGAACCACGCCAAGCTTGAGGTTGAATTCCGCATTCTGCGCTGCGGTCTGAACCGCCGGCTGCGGGAACACCCCGGTATAGTCCGACCAGGAGAAGGACACATACGAGGCGCCCTGAACTGGGACTGTAACCTGGGACACGCCGCCTTTAGCGCGCTGGGCGTTGCGGAGAAGCAAGCTCAGTAACGGAGTGGCTTTATAGATCTGCACGACTAATCGGGGAACAAAGGCGCGACGAGTTGTTGCCACAAGCTCGTTCCCGATAGCGCCGGACGGGACAATCCCGACCCCTAACTGGGGCATGTGTTTGATATCCTTATACTATTCCCGATATTCCTCGGATCGCATCTGAGGGGGAGTAGTAAGGAGCATCGACTTGGTAGTCTTGCAGAAATGATCGACAAAAATCTATTTTGTCTGACACTCTCTGCCCCTTACCGTGACGGCTGGACCAGATTTCCAGATTTTCGATCCGGTTATCTGAGCGATCGCCGTTTTTGTGGTGAACGGTTTCCTCTGGGCGGAGAGGTCGTCCTAGGAATTCCTCCATAATTACACGGTGTTCCATTTGGTATTTTCGGCCCCAATACCGGAACCGATACCCATTTTTATCTATGCCGCCAGTTCTTTGTGCTTCGTCAGCACAAACACGGCCACAATATCTCTGTTTTCGGTTGTAGTGCCAATTGCGGCCCTCACCGTACCTCTTGAAAAAGAACCAATCCCCACACTTGAGGCAAATAGTTCCCGGCTTTGGTCCAACAGGCCTCGCCATTACGTCAAAATCTGTCCTTTTTTCGCGGTTTCCTCGGCCCAGACTCGTCGAGCTTCCTGCTCGGCCCAGGCGTCTTCGTCCTCGAAAAGAAGTTTTAGGTTTTCGTCTTTGGAATGATCGCGGCCGAAGCCCCAATCAGTCGGCCCCATGATCGATGGTTCCTGCGGCTTCGGGGGGTTCTGCCGTTCCCAGTGGTCGGCCGCCACAATGATATCGGGAATTTCCTTCTCGACCATCAATTTCTTGAGCTTCTCGATACCTTCGTCGGTAAAGTCTCTTTCGTTGCGAAGGCGCTGGATATCTCTTTCCAGCCTGTCGTCGAGTTTTTTGCCTACCAAGTCCTTCTTGAATTCGGAGAAATCCTTGGCGATCTGGTCAACCTTTTCCTCGACGCTCTTGACGAAGGGTTCGGCCATGTCGTCAAGCGTCACAGTATCGGGAAAGTGCTCCTTGATCAGACGTTCCGCCTGCCGGCGGGTCTTGCCGGTCAGAAGCTTGTTAAGCAGGGCCTCGGCGCCCTGCATGGTTTTTAGTCTTTCGTCAGATATTTCGGCCATTAGCTACCTGTATGCTTGATGGTCATTTCCGGTGCCGAGGGCTGGCCTGGATCGGCGCCCTTCGGATCGTTGCTCATGTGTTTCCACAGGCTTTGTCTAGTTCCCCACTGGAACTGATCGAGATCGATCTTGACGATCTGGGGGTCCTTGTCGATCAAGCGATTGATATTGGGGCCGGGGAAATTCTTGTTGGCCATTTCTCTTTCTCCTATTGGTTGGGGGCAGCCATTGGGGCCGCCCCCTGTTGCTGGGAGCCGCCCGCCCCCAACGAACCCATGACTTGCTGTAGCATGGCGTTCTGTCCAGCGTTCTTTTGCAGGTCCCGAAGCGCTGTTTGTTGTACTCCGGGAACCTCCGCGGAGGGCGGGATATATTTGCTCATGCCGGAAATGGCGGACATGATCGCCTTATGCGGTTCCGAGCCTAATGGAATAGATGGCAGTACCTGCTGCAAGATATTTATGGCCTCCCTCACCTTGGCCATCGCTCCTGCCTGCGCCCCTGGCGAGCCAGTAGGCACGGACATCGGTGATGACCCCATTGGCGGGGTACCGGACAGTGAGGGAGGCAAAGGCATTAGCGGCGATGCTTGCGCCGACGATTGCGAACGAGCTGCATCGTAACTCTCCTGTTGCGGAGGACGAGACACAAAACACCGGCCTCCTAGGTTACTTGCGGCCCTTGCCCTTAGTCAGAAGTTCAGGGTGTTCCTGAATCATCTTAGCCTGGGCCGCTTCGCGGGCTTTCGCCCGAGCTATTAAAATATCCTCATGTTGAGGGTGGGTCAACATGATGAGGTCGGCGCCGTCAATAGCGCCAGATTTAGCTAGTCCAAACGCCAGTTTCATGTTGTCTTCGGCATAGACTGGGGAGCTCGAATGTGAGTCCACCACCACTTTCATATCGTCGGGTAACTGACTTAACAGAAACTGCACCTGGCCCTTACCGTAGTTCTCGGTCATGACCTCAGCGTCCTTAGCCTGCATTAGGCGAAAGATAAACTCACCCCATTCCGAGCATTGGCGTTCAACGAGAAGTGCCCGATCACGCATGCGAGGGGAAGAGTTTCGAGCGAGCATTGCGGCTTGCTGTTGTGAACGAACCCCCTGTTCACCTTGACCCTGCATAATGGGGGTGAATCCAGCGACATCGTCGAAGAATTGCATGGTCTTGTCGAGCCAAGCAAAGAATTCCTGCGGGATATCAGGCGCATGGTCCTCCATCTTCGCATTAGGGTTTTCCTCGGAAATAAACCCGCGAGGCCGGTTGAAAGCCTTGTATTTCTCAAGGTTCAGACCGGCAAAGCCGACTGCTGATCGCGGCGGATCGGCTTTCAGGCGCCGCAAGCGGGTGAGGTTGCGCACCTGCTCGTTCAAATCGTCCTGCAGCCGGTAGATTGCGGCGCATTCACTCATACCCCAGAAATATCCTTGGGTTTCGTTCGGAGAAACCTTGACAAACGGGTGAAACCCCCGGAAATCGTGCTCTTTTCCCAGGGAATCGCCCAATCCGGACAGATTTCGACGCCGCTCTGCCCCCTCGACCACCAGATTAAGCCCTTTGACCATGCGGAGCGTCGTGTAGTCCTGCCGTTCCTGGTCCTGGACCCATAATTCGTCGATCCGAACCAAGGATCTGGCAACTTCAGGCGATAGAACAGGGGTTGGAACTCCTACAATCCCGACCATTCCGGACCCTTGCGAGGTTGTAGTCGATACCGGCTGAGTTCCGCCGACGATGATCTGGTGAAAGTAATCCTCGTTGAATTCGTCCTCGGTCTTTTCCGAGGCCGAGTTCCTTACTTTCTCCATGATTTCCTTGCGATCGGCCCGCTCTGTGATAGTCCGTTCGAAGCTTGAGGGCGTCATGTAGGTGGAGTGGACAAAGGCCTCTTGCCGATCGAGGTCCTCGATGTCCTCTCGTAACACCCCAAACGACCCAGGTCGGATGACCCAGCCTTCTGGGCCGTCGTGGCCTTGCACAGCCTTTAGGATATTGCAGCCGTCGATCAGGGAGCCGTTAACTGCGGCCGCGAAGTTGAGGTCCAGGTTTTTCTGATGGAATAATCTGTTCAGTTTACGCGAGGCGGCGTGGGCCTGAGCCTCGATCTCTTCGCCCTCAGAGTGGTCAAATTCGATGTGAAAGCGGACATCAGTCGGGCTATAGAGAAACGCGCCAAGTCTTTCGATGTGCGGGTAAGTTCGATTATAGACAGCAACAGCGCCATCAGCTGTTCCTGTGTAGTAGTATCCTCGATACATCTTGATGAGCGAGCGGCGCTGTTCCGCGCTCTGGGTGCACTCTTGGACGATCTCTTCGATCCAGTCACTTAAGTTCTTTTGCGGTATCTTAAGGCTCAAGTCCCCTTCGTCTTCCGGGCGGGATTCTCAAAGTCGTGTCTGCCTTCGATCCGCATCATCTGCTGCGGCGAGGGGATTTTCCCTGCTTTTACGCCTTGATGCAACATAGCCAAAGGGTCGGCCCCTTGTGGGCCCTGCTTGGCCATGGCGATCATACTCTGGCCGGTTATTGATCCCAAGGCTGTAGGATTTCCGGCATTGGCGCCCCAGAACTGCTTTCTGGCTTCATCGGAGCCCGCGGTTTGCTGTTTGATTTCACTCATAGTCTGATTGACAATCTCGGTCTCCACCTTGGTTTCCTGCCGGCGGATAATTCCTGATTCACCCTGTTGGGCGTTGTCCTTGAAATTGGAAAGTCCGAAGTCCTTTTCCATAATGTCTTGAGTATATCTGACTGCCTTGCCCTCGAGCGAGCCGCCGATCGCAAAGGATTGCGGGCGCCATTCCAGAACCTTGTCGCAATCCGGGTTAGGGCAAAAGGGGTCACCATCGTCAGAGCTACACTCAAACGTAAACACTCGATCGCAATTTCCGCATTGATATGTGCGCCGAATCATTCCTCTACCCCCGCCCAAGCCTCATCCTCCTCCGCTTCCATGCGCTTTTCGTATTGCTCATGAAAGAACGAAGCCACCACATGGCCGATGATACTACCTTGCGGCGAGTCCTTCATCGCCGCCTCCTCGGCCGAGACTCTATCATAGGTCTGTGAGGTGGAGATCATCGAGGCTCTTACCCAGGCGATCCACGCATGCACTGCCAGAGCAGTAGCGAACACACGATCATCATGGGCGCGGCCTTCAGCGCGAATCTCAGAACCTTCTTGAACAACTCTTTCCATCTCCTCTAGCAACGGGACCGATAAAATGTCGAGATGGTTGACTGCATAGGTATCGCGCAGCTCGTTAAGTATCTGTAGCTTATTGTCTTGATTGGTTTTCCAATTGTAAACGTACCCGGCGCCCATGGAGTCCGGTCGGTGATAGAGAAACCATCTAACCGATCCGAATATGTCTTGGAAATTGTTGTTACCGTCGGCAAGGCCCGGTAGTAGCCGCATATCAAGCAGCTGACGCAGATGGCGAAGCTCGTCCATGACAGCAAATCCGGGACCAGAGACTTCCAGGTTGATGATAACATTTCTATAAGCTCCCGCTAAATGCGCCATTACCCAGGCTGCTTGATAAGTTTCCGGTATGCCGGTCGCAAACTCCGCGACTTGGACGACGCGATCCGCATAGCATCTAAGCACCGTGATAGCGTGGCGGTCCTTGTCCTCGCGTCCATAGGCAGTGTCAACGCCCATAACGTAGACGCCATTCGGCTGGGGCTCCTCCCAGATTCGTAAATCAGCGTCTTTAGTAGTTTCCACTGCCTCAAGTTCAGTGGCGTCGAATCGCGTACCGATGTGGTAGCGGTAGGCTTTGAGCGGGACCGAGTTTTCATGGACGAACCTTATGTTGGAGGTGACGCGCCGCAATGGAAAGAACGATCTCCCCGTCATGATGAACGCTTCGTTGGCAGACGACGGGTAATTCTGCCGCATCAGGTCAGAGTCGAGAATTTCCACCGATCGCATGTAACGATGCCAGGCCCACTGACCTGGAGTTAATTGCCACTTGGATTCCGTCGAGACTTGAGCCGCAATTTCGTTCTCTTCCTCGGTAGCGGCGCCGTCCCACCAGCGTTTGTATTCGGCAGTTCCCTCAGCGAAGGCATAATCCTCCTTAAGAAACCAGCCAAGAAAGAACAGTTTTTGCGTGGTGTCGTCGTGCTCGGCACCCTGACACATATCGTACCATTCGTTACCAAACCCGCGGGCGGTGGACTCCCAGATATAAAGACGGTGCGGATGTTTTTGCGCCAGAGATGCCTTAAGATTAGCAATATCTGCTTGCGTTGAGCCCCAGTTAGATACTTCTGTGGCGTGGATAAAGTTAAGTGCACGACTGGTGCCAAGCGATCCTTTCTTGCCTCGCGTACCAGCGACCAGGAAATCGATAATCGAGCCATTCATCAGCACCATATTGTTTCGATTGTGCTGCTTGATACCAACGCGAAGTCCTCGGGGAAGGGACTGAATGTATTGCTCCAGAAGGATTCTAAATTTATCTCTGTTTCCATCCGTGTCGGTAATAATAGCCCCCTGTAGTCGATCGTGAACGGAAGCCCAAAAAACATCAAGTGCCAAGGAGATCGTGGATATGCCCAGCTGACGGGATTTGAGGCAGCAGAAAGTTCTAATTCCTCTTTCCAGACCATCGGCGATTTCCTCAAGAAACCGATACTGCGCGGTATAGAGCACGTCCAAGAGCGGCACTGGCTTGGCCGCATCCAATTCCTTCGACGAAATTGTCATTCCGCCGATGAAATCCAGGAAGCATTCCATCCACTCCGGTTTAGCCGCCTTCATTGCACAACAAAGCTATTGAGTTGGAATTTGTTTGATCCAGTAGAGTATACGCCGTGACCAAAGAATTCGGAACCAAAGGTATAGCCAGCGCCGAGCAAGTTAGACGTTGTGCCAGCAAATTGGTTGGCATCTTGCCTAGCAAAACAGTCGGTCCATTCGGCGGAAGTAATCGGAGCGGAGATCTTGAACTGGCCGTTAGTCAAAGGGCCGGCGCCGTGGATTGACCACCAGCGATACCATTCGGTGGTCGAGGAGCAGGCGAGATCATCACCCTTTCTCCACAGAAATAATCGGACTTGCGCTGAGCCAGAGCCCGAGGCAGCCGACGGCAGCACGGTCCCCGAACCCGACACGGTGTATTGCATAGTTATGGTTTTGCCGAGCGGGTCTCCTGATACGCCTTGGTAGATATAGCCAACGACTCCAGAGGAGTTCGGAAAATTAAAGCTGCCATCCGAGTTTAGGCTCATTCCAGAGCATTTAAAGCAGGTCCACTGCGCTACGGGAGGCGTTGGGATATTGTTTCCGCAGCCAACGAGCGCGAGCAAGACGGACAGTAATCCGCACCTTTTAATCGGTCCCATCCCATCG